AGTATTTCGAAACGTCGCAAACCATTTACTGTTGATTATGTAGGATTTGGATGGCTTCTGATTAAAAAGGGTGTATTTGAACATCCCAAAATAACTTATCCTTGGTTTGCTCCAAAGATGCAAGTTTTTGAATCCGGAGAAGTTCAAGATATGTGTGGAGAAGATGTATCATTCTGTTTAGATGCAAAAGAAGCAGGATTTGAAATTTGGTGTGATCCTCGTGTTCGCGTTGGACATGAGAAGACCAGAGTGATTTGAAATGGGGCAAGATAAGTATAATATAATCCGTAAGGGTATAACAATTCATTCAAATCTTACGGAAGAAGAATACTTCGATATCATGGAGGATCTGGCACAAGAGTTCTATCAGTCTGGTTCTCCAAATTCAAACGAAATTAAAACCGAAATTATAAAAGGAGGTTAAGTATTATGGCAGCAAAGACACAAGGTGGACTGAATAAGAATCTTTCTTATATTCCTGGGCGTCCTAAAAAGTCTCGTCAAGGAAGTGGAGCAGGAACTAAATGTGCCACTTCCTCGCGCAATGGGGCACCTAAAAAATATAGAGGACAGGGTAAGGGATGAATCCTTATAATTTAGAACTATACACCTATCTCGCACCGAGTAAAATCTGTAGTGGGGTAGGTGTTTTTGCTTTAATTGATATTCCAAGAGATACGATTATTTGGAAACTTCGGGATGAACCCTATAAAGTTCCTTGGGACTTACTTACAAAAGAAATTCGAGATCATATTAAATCAATGACCTGGTGTGATGATGAAGGATTTTGGATTGATTGTCATCTAGATCGCATTTATCAGGCATATTACGTTAATCATTCAGATAATTCAAATTGTAATGTTATTGGCGAAGAAGAGTTATACATTGCAATTCGAAATATTAAAAAAGATGAGGAATTGACTTATACATACTTAAAAACAGATATAGATTGGTTATGAGTTGTTTAATTACAAATTTACCGGCACAAAAAGTTTGGGTAAGGAAAGAATATCTCCGTGATCTACAAGATGGACATGGCGAATTTGTAGAAGGAGTCTGGGTTTCGGCAAAGTCAATTCCTGGACGCGCTTTTTATTTTGAGACTTATTTACCAGAATATGGTGCAATGTTTGATAAACTACCAATATCTGCATTTGTAGCATCTCCAGAAACTCCGACACCCGATTTAGATCTTCCAAATCTTCAGTTTTGGAACTGTATGGACTATGGTGTGACTAATATTCATAAACAGTTTACTGGATCCATGCGTTGGGTGGTCCGTACTCGGCATTTTGGTGAAATTAATGGGTTTTATATCTGCACCTTAGACAATTATCATGAGGCAACGGATCAAATTGATTATAGCACTAGTGAAATTCCTCAGGAACACAAGTCATTTAATCTAATCGAACTTGATAATGGTCAATATGCACTCTATCCAAACAATAGGTGTAGAATTTATGATGTCTCTTTGACACCATCTGAGGTAAAATCACCCGATTTTAAGGTTTCGACTCAGTGGTTTGAAGTTGAAAACGATATTGAATGGGGAAGTCTGGGTGATTGTGATGAATATTTCTACACAATACCAGAAGAAAGAGAAAATAAATAACTTTTTAAGACAAGTAAAAATTGAAACGATTTTCAATGGGTAAGCACCTGCTCTTAGAGGTGTATAATGTTGATTTTGAAGCGATCAATGATGCACAATCGCTTCAAAAAGCAATGGTCAGAGGCATTAATCGTGCCAAAATGACTATTTTAAATATATTTACATATTCTTTTGTACCACAGGGGTGTACAATTGTCATATCCCTCTCGGAAAGTCATGTTTCTTGTCATACTTGGCCGGAAAATGGATGTTTGGCAGTCGATGTTTATACTTGTGGTGAAGGAAACCCCCGTTTAATCGCCATTGAACTCCTAAAGTACCTTAATTCCGATTCATATTCCTTGCGTGAAGTAGATCGTTAAATAGTAATAGGAGATAGAAACCTCCTTCATAAAAGTTCTGTTTTATTCTTAAAACAGGAGTTTCACAAATGCTATTCGAATCAGAAAAAGATCAAAAAAGAGTCTTACAAGAAGTTGTTTATGATGTTGCACCAAAACATGATCTAAAAAAGCAAATTGAACTGCACGAAAAAATTCGCAATGATGAAGACTATGATGATTGGGAATATGGAACCGAACCAAACTACGGACGTGCCTGGAAGTAGTATAAATAAATAAAAACCTTCCATTAGATGGCGATTCAAAGGATATCCAAATCATTTACTGATATCAGTTTATCCTTTGAACCACATCCGGTAACAAAGGACCTACCTGTATTAAAGGATGCAAGTGCAATTCGAAGATCTGTAAGAAATATTGTGCAGACTATCCCACAAGAAAAGTTTTTTAATTCAATATTTGGGTCTGATATTACAGGAAGTTTATTTGAATTTGTCGATTTTGGTACTGCCTCGATAATTGAGGATCAAATTAAATTATCAATTGATAATTTTGAGCCAAGAGTTGATAATGTACAAGTTCAGGTGAATCCGGATCCAGACTTAAATAGATTTGATGTGACAATCATCTTTGATATTATTGGTCAGGAGATACCAACTCAAGAGTATTCATTCATATTAGAGGCAGCAAGATAAAATGCCTTTTACTAAATTTACAAATCTAGATTTTGATCAAATTAAAACTTCCATTAAGGATTATCTCCGTGCAAACTCTAAATTCACGGATTTTGACTTTGATGGATCTAATTTTTCTATTTTAATAGATACGCTAGCATATAACACATATATTACGGCATTCAACTCGAATATGATAGTGAATGAATCTTTTTTGGATTCTGCAACTGTTCGTGAAAATGTTGTTTCTCTAGCAAGAAATATTGGTTATGTTCCTAGTTCCAAAACATCTGCAAAGGCAACTGTATCATTTGATGTGGGAGTGAGTTCCTCCCAAAACACACCAACCCTTACTCTACAAGCAGGACTACTGTGCGTTGGATCCGTTAATGATACCTCGTATACATTTTCAATTCCCAATAATATTTCGGCAAATGTAACCAATAATGTTGCATCCTTTAATAATATTGAAATTTATCAAGGAACATTTTTAACAAAGCAATTTATAGTTGATGGTTCTCTGGATCAAAGATTTATATTAAATAATCCATTCATCGATACATCAACAATCTCTGTTTATGTAAAAGGAATTAATGATAGTGGACTTGGAGTTCAATATTCTTTGGTAGAAAATATTCTTCAGGTTGATTCAACTTCAAAAATTTATCTTTTACAAGAAGTTCAGGATGAAAAATATGAATTACTTTTTGGTGATGGTAAAATTGGTAAAAAATTAGAAAACAATGCACTCATCACGGTAAATTATATTGTAACCGATGGGGAAGACGGTAATGGTGCGTCCTCATTTTCATTCTCTGGAAGAATTAAGAAAGCAAATGATCAAATTATAGATCCAGGAACAGTAATTATTACTACAAATCAAAAATCTCAAAATGGTGCGGAGATAGAATCTATAAACTCGATTAAATATTTTGCTCCAAGAATATATTCTGCACAGTACCGAGCAGTTACATCCAGAGATTATGAAGCAATTATTAAAAAAATATATCCAGACACAGAATCCGTTTCGGTTATTGGTGGGGAAGAATTAAATCCACCAGAGTTTGGAACAGTATCAATTGCAATTAAACCAAAAAATGGAACTTTTGTTTCCGACTTTAATAAACATCAAATTAAAAATAAATTAAAACAATATAGTATTTCTGGAATTAATCAAAAAATAATCGATCTTAAATTACTATATGTAGAAATTGATTCATCCGTCTATTATAACTATTCTCAAGTATCGGCAGTAGAATCATTAAAGACAAAAATAATTAAAGCATTAACAGATTATTCAAATTCTATAGATCTCAATAAATTTGGTGGAAGATTCAAATACAGTAAGGTTCTGCAGATAATTGATAATACTGATACTTCCATAACTTCCAATATTACCAAGGTAAAAATCAGAAGAGATCTGGCAGTATCCATAAATCAATTTGCTCAATATGAATTATGTTTCGGAAACAAATTTCATATCAATCCACTTGGATTTAATATTAAGAGCACTGGATTTAAAATTTCTGGTGTTGAAGATACTGTATACCTAACTGATGTTCCAAAACCAGACAGTAGTGGAAAAGGTATTGTTTCGATAGTAAGGAATTTATCTGATGGATCGACTCAAATTGTTGTACAATCTGCCGGAGTAGTTGATTACATAAAAGGTGAAATTAATATTAGCACCATAAACATTATATCGACATCAAAACCAAATAATATTATTGAAATTCAAGCATTTCCAGAATCTAATGATGTTGTTGGACTCGCTGACTTATATCTTAATTTTAGCATTTCAAAAAGTACAATAAATATGGTAAGAGACGTTATATCTTCTGGTGATGAAATATCAGGAACAGTGTTTTCAAGAGACTATTACACATCAAGTTATTCGAATGGGAAATTAATAAGAGAATAATATGATACAAACCGGAGTAGAATCCAGAGTTAAGATTCAGCAAATTATTTCTAGCCAACTTCCAAATTTTATTTTGGACGAAAGTCCAAATACATCGGAATTTTTAAAACAATATTATGTTTCTCAAGAATATCAGGGTGGTCCAACTGATATTGCAGAAAATTTAGATCAATATTTAAAGTTAGACAATTTAACTCCGGAAGTTGTTGTAAATAATGTTAATCTCAGCACTGGCATAAATTCCAATGTTGGAATAATTACAGTAACAAGTACTAAGGGGTTTCCACAAAAATATGGCCTACTTAAGATTGATGATGAAATTATTACATATACTGGAATAACAACAAATACATTCACTGGATGTATTCGGGGATTTAGTGGGATCACCACTTACCACACAATTTCAGACGCACAGGAGTTAGAATTTTCTACATCCAAATCAGCATCACACAATACAGGAGCATCTGTACAAAATCTCAGTTCTTTATTTTTAAAAGAATTTTACAAGAAAATAAAAAGTACTTTTACTCCGGGATTAGAAGAATATGATTTTGTAAATGATTTAAATGTTGGTAATTTTATAAGGGAAGCAAGGTCTTTTTATCAGGCAAAAGGAACCGACGAATCATTTAGAATTTTATTTAATGTTCTCTATGGAGTTACTCCAAGAATTGTAAACTTAGAAAACTTTTTGATTAAACCATCATCTTCAGAGTTTATTCGAAGAGAAGTTATAGTTGTTGAAAAAATTTCTGGTGATCCTGGTAAATTGGTGGGGCAAACAATAGTAAAATCAACAGATAAATCTACTAATGCCTCAGTTTCTGAAGTTGAACCATTTACAAGAAATAATAAACAGTATCATAAAATTTCACTTTTTGTTGGATATGATGATTCTACTGCAGTTTTTGGTACTTTTACAATTACACCAAATACCAAATGTTTGGAAAATGTTTCTGTCGGAGCATCTATAATTTCTGTAGACTCTACAATAGGATTTGCTGGAATTGGAACCATCATATCCGGAATTAATACTATCACTTATACAAGTAAGAGTGTTAATCAGTTTTTTGGATGTACCGGAATTACATCTTCAATTTTATCATCTGCCGATATAAGATCTAATGAAATTTATTTTGGATATGAAAATGGAGATTTAGATAAAAAAGTTGAATTAAGACTTTGTGGTGTATTATCTAAATTTGTACAGATATCAGATAATTTAAATTTAGATGAAGGAGAAATTATTTCCGTTAAACATATTGGATCTAAAATTGAAAATCCAACAAATAATAAAACATATAAAGAAATTTTTGCAAATTCTTGGATATACAATACAAGTTCAAGATATCAAATTAGTGATATTAGTAATTTTACCTTAAAAAGTCGTATTGATAGGTCTAGTTTAAAAATAGGAGATAGAGTTGAAATTTTAGTAAGAGACAGTAATATTGTAAAATCTTCTACCACAAATATAGCATATATTTCCAATATTAACAACGTTAATAATACTGTTTTATTAAGTAATTTAGTCTTCACCCCTCAAGCGGGAGTGGAGTATGATTTGAGACGGAAAATTAATACTGCACGTAGTTCAACGGTCTCTATTGAATTTGGAAATAACTCTATTATATCGGATGTACAAAATTTATATGTTGACGATGATTATGCTTATGTCGCTTCTAACTCTTTACCATCAGGAATAGTTGGACTTAACACTGTTTATAATTATGAAATAACAAAAAATATTAAATCATCTAATGCTACGGCATTAAGTAATCTGGGTACTGATGGGTATTCTACCATATTATTCTCTAGTAGTGTTCCATTTATTACTGGAGATAGGATTTATTATCAACCATCTGGAACTAATATTGTTGGATTGGATACCGGTGATTATTATGTACAAGTTCAAAATCCAGACAATAGTATAAAACTTTATTCTTCAAAATCATTTGTTGGAACTAATAGTCATTTAAATTTTATAAGTGCAACTTTTGATAGTCAAAATGAACATAATTTTACATTATATTCACAAAAATCGAGAGTTATTAGTGCTCAAAAGTTATTAAAAAAATTTACATTAAGTGAAAAAATTAAAACTGTCAATGTTGGTATTGAAACAGCAGAATTAACAATTCCTGGATCAACCGGTATGTTAATTAACGGTGTTGAGATTAGAAATTATAAATCCGACGATAAAATTTATTATGGACCATTAAAATCAATAGAAGTATTGAATGGTGGAAATAATTATGATGCAATTAATCCTCCACTAATATCGGTTTCTTCTGGTATAGGAGAAACTGCACTAGTACAACCAGTAATTAGTGGATCTTTCAAAAAGGTTTATATAGATTCTCAAGATTACGATATTGAAAAAATTGTATCTATTGGCGTAAGTGGTGGTAATGGGTCTGGCGCTGTTCTAGAACCAATTGTTGTAAAGAGACAAAGACCTATATCATTTGATGGAAGACTAACTACAAATTCTGGTGGAATTAGCAGTACAACACCACAATTAACATTTTTAACCAATCATAATCTGAATAATCAAGAATCAATAATTTATAATTCTAATGGAAACACTCCAATTGGTATTGGTACTTCCAATTTAACTTTAATTAATAATGCAACATATTATGTCAAAATTGATAATAATAGAACCGTTAGACTTTTTTCTTCTATTTTAGAATGTTCTTCGGGAATTAATACAATAAGTTTTAATAGTAATAATACTTCAGGAATTCATAAATTTTCGACCGCAGCATTTAAAAATACTGTATCAGAAATCAAAATATTGAATCCTGGTAGTGGGTATACTAATAGAAAATTAATTGTTTCCCAAACTGGAATATCTACAATAAATCATACAATTAACTTTGAAAATCATGGATTTTCCAGTGGAGAATTGATAAATTATAAATTTGAAACCTCTACAATTGGTATCTCTACATCATCACAATATTATGTGCTTAAAGATACTAATAATTCTTTCAGACTTTGTGATGCTGGAATTGGTGGGACTGATAAATTAAATTATAACAGACAAAACTATGTTAAATTTACTGGAATTGGGTCAGGATATCAATATTTCAGTTATCCCGATATTTCTGTTTCTATATTATATTCTCCGGTAGGAGTTGGTACAACAACTCAGACTTATTCATCTCTCATAGTAACACCAGTGGTTACTGGTAGTATTATTGACGCTTATTTGTATAAAAGTGGAATTGGTTATGGATCTACAATTTTAAATCTAGAAAAATCTCCAATAATAACTATAAAAAACGGTAAAGAAGCACGTATACAACCAGTTATCGTAAATGGTCAAATTACAAATGTCAATATTCAATATGGTGGAGTTGAGTACTACTCCGTTCCAAATTTAAATGTAAAAGATTTAACTGGGGCAGGAACTGGGGCAGAATTAAGACCTATTATTTCTAACGGAAAAATACTAGATGTTAAAGTTGTAAGTGCTGGTATTGGATATTCTTCTACATCAACAATAATTAATGTACAACCTACAGGATCTAATGCAAAATTTAATGCTAATATTAGATCCTTATCTGTCAATCATAATTTTAAGTTTGGGGATGAAATATTAGTAGAAACTGAAAATAAATTACAATATTCGGTTTGTGGATATTTTAAAGGATTGAGAGAATCATTCAATGATACTGGCGAAGTATCCAATATAATCGGATGGGCTTATGATGGAAATCCAATATATGGACCATATGGTTATTCTGATCCAGAAAACTTGAATTCAGTTCCAAAAATACTAACTCCTGGATATATCTTAAATACAACTAATGTTGTTGATAGACCACAATTTCCTGCAGGATTTTTTGTTGAAGACTACCAATATAATAACTCCGGAGATTTGGATGAAAATAATGGAAGATTTGGAAAAACTCCAGAATTTCCAAATGGCATATATGCATACTTTGCAACTATTAGTCCAGGAACGTTAATTTCACAGTTCCCATATTTTATTGGAAACAAATATAGATCAAAGACCTTAAATGAAAATACAACTCTTAACCAATCATACAATTTTAATGGTTCGAATTTATTCCGAAATACTCTGCCATATAAAATTTCTGATAATTATGCCGGAAATGATTTTATAATTGAACCGGAAGATAGATCAAATCAGCAGTCAATTGTAGAATCAGTATCCGAAGGAAGTATAAGTGAATTTAACATCATCAATTCCGGAACAAATTACAAGATAGATGACGTCTTAAATTTTGACGATGCAAATACTTCAGGTGGGGGGATTATTGCAAGAGTATCATCAATAGGTGGAAAAGATATTGTAGAGATAAACACTTCAATACAAACTTATCAGAATTCTATTTTTACTTGGAAAAATGGCAATGAAGTAACAGTAAATATATTACCATATCATAATTTATCAAATAATGATTATGTCGTAATTTCTGGTCTTTCGACCAGTTTATCAAAATTAAACAAACCATATAAAATTGGAGTATCTTCCTATTATTCAAATGTTGCCCAAAATATTCCAGCATCAACGGCTGGTGTAGTAACAGAAATATACATTTCTCAATTTCCAGAAATAGTATCAATTGGAAGCAGTATTACAATTGGTGGCGAAACATTGTCAATATTGGAGGTATTTAAAAATCTTAATATACTTAAAGTTGAAAGAGGATCTACCGGAGTCTCTCATACTGCAACGACACAAATAAATTTCATTCCAGATTCATTTACTATTTCGCAAAATACAGATTATTTTGAATCTGATGTAAATGATAAAGTATATTTTAATCCAACAAAATCGGTAGGAGTTGGAACTATTTCAGGAATTACAAATTCTATAGTTGTATCATTTGGTAGTTCTACTATTACGAGAGTTATTCCAACACAGGGAATTTATATTGAAAATCATCCATTTACTCATAATCAAGCAGTAATATTTAAAATTCCACCAGCAGTAAGTTTGCCGGGAGGAGAAATTTCAATTTCAACTTCACCAACATCGCCTACATTTAATATACCTACAAATTCTCCTGTATATGTAAGCAATAAAAATAAGAATGTTATTGGAATAAAAACTAATCTAAATTCTTCTGAAGTATATTTTCGTACAGTAAACCAAAATGATGCTAATAATGAAAAGTATTCATTTGAAAGTCTGTATCCACAAATCATTGGAAAAGTTGAAAAAATTAGTTCTACAGTTTCAGTATCAACTTCTCACCAACTATCCAATGAAGATACCATTGACTTAGAAGTTAAACCAAATCTTTCTGTTGGTATTGGAACCTCATCATTTATTAATGTTAAAAGAGATTTGTTAACCGGGAATATTTTAATTAATCCAATTGGATTTAACTCTACTGGTATCAATACGACAACAAATACTATTACTATTAACTCGCATAAGTTAAAAACTGGTGATAAAGTTTTATACTCCGCAAATTTAGTTGCATCTGGTTTGACAACAGATTTTTATTATGTTAGTAGAGTTGATGATAATAATATCAAACTTTCTAAAACTTTGATTGATAATAAAACTACCCCTCCAACGATAGTAAGCATTGCTAGTACTGGAGGATCAAATCAAAACATTTCGTTAGTAAATCCTCAAATTAAATCAGTTAAAAATAACAATTTAGTATTTAATTTATCGGATAGTTCCTTAATTGGATATAAATTTAAACTTTATTATGATCAAAATTACAATAAAGATTTTGTTTCAACCGCCAAAAAGAGTGGATTTACAGTATCAGGTATTGGAACAGTGGGAGTTTCTTCTACAGCATCTTTGACTATTAATTATGATGAATCTTTGCCAGATAAAATATATTATAATTTAGAAAAATCTGGATATATTAGTGATTCTGATAAAACAGTGACTAATTATTCGGAAATATTATTTACCAATAGTGTTTATACTTCAAAAAATTATAGAGTTTCTGGCATAGGTTCAACAACCTTCAATATATCTTTAACCGAAAAACCAGAAAAATTAAAATATTCTCAAAATGAATGTAGTGTATTAAAATACAATACAAAATCATTGACTGAAAAAGGTCCTATTGATAAAATTAATATTGTTTCGGGGGGATATGGATATAGAAAAATTCCAATTTTTGTAGGATCTAATTCTATCAATGGAAAAGATGCTTTTATTGTTGCAATATCAACATCTATAGGTAATGCAAGAGAAGTAAGAATTCTTGATGAAGGATTTGAATATTCTTCAGATAAAACTTTACAACCAATTTCATACATATCATCAGTAATTTCAATTAAAAATTCAAATACTATTGGTGTTGTCACAGTCACTAGTGGTGGAAATCAATATATAAATTCACCATCAATTGTAATTGTAGATTCAAGCACTGGTCAGAAGATTAATAGTGGAATATTAGAGGCAAAATTATCAGGAACTTCAATTTTTTCTGTAAATATCGTACAAAAACCAAAGGGTCTTCCAGAAACATCAGTAAAACTATTTACTACTAATAATACTAATGGAATTAGTGTTCAAAAAGTTCAATCTAATTCGAGCGGAATTTTTACTTGCTTCATAACAACACCAACACTCGGATTTTCAACAAATCCTTTTAAGGTTGGTGATGAAGTCTTTATAGAAGGAATTCAAAAATTCAATACTAGTGGATCTGGATTTAACTCCGAAGATTACGGATACAAGTTCTTTCCCGTATCTAATTACAATAGTACTACAAATCTTCATCAAGTCACTATTAATGTTTCGGGGTTAACTACAAATACTGGAATAGCAAAAACAATTCAAGATTCTATTCCAAACATTATAAACAAAAAAGATTACCCCACATTTGATGTTAAGCAAATTTCTTCTTTATTTAATATTGGGGAAAATCTTACAATTAATGGCAATGAAATAGATTTAAAAATTTCTGATTGTAATTCCTTTTTTATCAAGGTGATTGGAGATTATGAATTAATTGCTGGTGATGTTATTACGGGAAAAGAATCTGGAAATATAGCAACAGTAAATAAAATTGATTCTGGCGTTGGAAAATTTAAAGTTGATTATTCTGTTAGAAAAACTCTTGGATGGTCTGATAATGTAGGAAAATTAGATTATGATGATCAAGTAGTACAGGATAATGATTATTATCAAAATCTTTCATATACAATAAAGAGTCCAATTACTTATACTGAATTAAGAACTCCTGTCAATAGTTTGGTCCATACTAGTGGATTAAAAAACTTTTCGGATACTGGAATCACATCAACTGCAAGGTCTGGAATTATAACATCTAATAATTCAACAACTATAATTCGTGATATTATTGAAGAAAATAGAGTTGATACAATTTATGACTTTGATTTGGTAAGAGATGTTGATGTAGTAACTGTAAATACTGGAATTACGTCAACTGTTTTTTCAAAATTATTAAAATTAAAAAATAAAAAACTAACAGATTATATTGAATGTGGGAGTAATGTTGTTTTAAAAATAGACAATATAAACAAACAATTTTCTAATTTAGAAGGAAGTCCTAGTATATTTTTAAATTTAATAGAATTAAATTCCGGAACATCTTATGACAATATATTAGTTAGAGTATCTAGTGCTGATAATTCTCAAATTCAATTATCAGAATTAATATTATTAAATGACGGTAATAATGTCTTTTTGGGAGAAAAATCAAATATAATTAATGCGGGAGTAGGATTTACACATACTGCTTCAGATAATTTTGGAAAATTTTCATTAATAGATAATTATTTAAGATTTGAACCTAATGATCCATTTAATATTGATTATGATATCAAACTAATCAAAAGTAGATTTAATACAATTTTACCAGGAATTGGAACGAATCCAATTGGATTTATCAATTTGACTGGATCAAACAAATCAATAGGATCTGGAATAACAACTTCTATTCTATCAGTACAATCTAACCAATTCTCTTCATTGTATACAAATGTTCAGATTATTGATACAACAACAAATAAAATGAATTTTGTTGA